GAACCATCGTCCTGTTCATGAGTCTTGAAAGTAGACGTCAGATTAAAGATTTTATTCATCATCTTTATCCTCTTTTACTGCTGGTTTAACAGCAGGCTTGACCGCAGCCTTAGGTGCAGGCGTAGGTGCTTTAGGTGGGGCAGGTTTTGGTTCCGATTTTTTTACTAAATCTGGGTAGTTCTTTTTTAGTGCATGAAGTACGTATTTCCATGCTTTAAAACTTCTTTTTACTGAAGGCGCTGATAAAGCTTCTTTAGGTCCTACTATACTTGCGTAAGCTTTGTACTCAATATTAAGAGGCAATCCAAACTCGCTAAAATGTTTGTGTGCAATATCTAATACTGTTTTCTTTACTCTGACTGCCATTTAATTTTCTCCTTCTTCAGTCTCGGAAGGTCTTCCCCCCTCCTCTGGATTTACTGCGCTACCTGCAATATTTGCAGGAACTCTTATGTCTTCAGTACCTTCTATAGCTTCAAAGCCTAAGCGTTCTCTTGCCTCAGCCGGTGTAATAATGCCTCCATTTACTAAGGAAGTATAGTACGCAGAAGAGTCTCGTAATTCTGGTTGCAGTGCGGGAATATTTGTAATATCTTCTGATAACGCAAAACCAAAATGTCTTTCTAGCCCAAAATTCATTTTACGAACAATGGGAAGTATAGTCTCAAGATAATACATCCTCATATTTGGGCGAATGTTAGCGTTGTTACCAGAATCCAATAGAATAGGAGGTACACCCAGTGCTTTTAATATAATTTTTTCATTTTCAGCAATAGCTGTTTGAAAATCTAGTTCTTTAAAGTTTACATTAGAAACAGAATCTAATTCAATGCCTCCGTCTAGTATAAGAGGTCTTCTTCCTCCCGCATCTGGTCTATATCTAGCAGTCCAAGATTGTATCATTCTTTCTTTTATTTTTTCTGAAAGTGTATTCGGAGATTTTAATACTAGTCCTGGGACTGCTCCATTCTTAAAGAAGTTATCTTGAAAATCCCTCATACTTCGCATAAGTACCATTGTACGTAATGCAGGCTTTAAACGTGATACCCCTCTATAAATAGAATAAAAAGAGTTATCTTTTATATGAATGATCTCGCTAGGTTTATAGCTGATTACTTCATTAAAAGTAAATTTTTCAATATATGTGCTATCACTTGCATGTATGTTTATTTTGTTTGCCGGTAAATGGTAAAGATGTACCCCATCAAAATAAATGAATATATTTCCGTCTATTAAAAAATCTGTTATCAAGTTGCGACGAAAGGTGCTGATATCCTGAAAAGGGTTAGGTTCTTTATTGAGAAGTAATTCGACCCTAGAACGCTTGATGCCTTTTACCACACTCTGCATACCTTGGATTTGTCCACCTACTGTGGTAGAGATTTCGGCCGCGTCATCAACTATCATATTTACGCCGCGATTAACGATTTCTAAATCTTCGTAGGCTCTCTCATAGTTTATTGTTCTTTCTCGAGAAGGGTCTATTTTATTATCATAGTAAGGCTGCGAGGGGTTTAGTTTCTCTTCAACTCCTTCAGGTTTTTTACCAAAAATATTGTTATACCAAGCCATGTTTTTCTCTTTGAATCTCTACCCAACGCATTTGTTTTTTTGCGGTTATTAAAGGAGGGTTTCTACCATAAAGTCTATGCAATTCTAAATGATGAAAGTGGCATAAAGTAACAGTGTCGTTATAAAGTTCCGCCCATTTATCTTCTATAAATTCGTCTCTCCAAATTACAATATACTCGTTTGTATAGTGTTCGGGTCGCTCTTTGTTTTTTTCCTTTAACCAGTCCTTTAATAAAAGGGCAAGTGTATAAAAATGGTGGAAATCTAGCTGTTCTGTCTCTTCACAGATTTCGCAAGAACTTCCTTTTTTATACTTTGATTTGGCTCTATCCCTTATATATTTTATAGGGTCTCTTTTGAGCTTTTTCATATTTGAAAGTATATCCAATTTGAGGTGTTATGTCAAATACTATTTTTGACTTGGTATCATTAAAACCCGCTGTTGCTTGTTTCGAATGAATATAATGCATACCTTAAAGCATCTGCCATGTGTGATGCTCGATTATGCTTAGGTTTTTCTCTGGCTAAATTAGGATTGGCGTCCCATTGGTATTGGTCTAAGGCCATGATACTTTCAGAGCATTTTTGATCAATAAAAAGACTATCATTATCTACTATGCTTGCTACATGTGCTATTCCGTCAAGAACAGATTTTTTAGCATTAATAGTACTAAGGTCATAGTTTTGTGCAAAATCAAATCGAGTTTGTTGAGCTGCGGAATCAATATAAATATAATCAATATCCCATTTACTTACTAATCTTTGTATTTCGTTGGCGTGATATTCTGTTGTTTTTTCGGCGTCTAAATATTCATCTAGTAAGTAGTATTTTTTATCGTCCCAATCGTACGCAACGACGCAGAACGCAGTAGGATCTCTATAACCAACATCCAACCCAGCAAAAACATCCATTTTGTGAGTTTCCAAGCCGTCTCCATTAAAGACGCACTTCTCGTGGTCGAAGTTCCAAACTTGTCCTTCGTATATATTAAAGTCTGCTTCATATTCTTGCTTAAACTCAGCCTCTGACATAGATTTTCTAGCTTCCATAATATCGTGTTCAGATATTCTGGGATTGTCTTTATACGTTGCTTTAATTGAAATCCATTCGGAAAAATCATCTGAAAAACCTCTGTCAAAAAACTCTGAAAACCAGTTGTTACGACCCCGAGGGGTAGATATAAAAATTGCCTTAGAATTTTCCTTATCCAACGTGGGGCGTAAGGCTACGTTAAATGCGTCCTTACCATCAGCAAGGGCCGCCTCGTCAAAAATAATTAAGTCGTAAGACCTACCTACACAGGAGTCTACTTGATTAACGGAACCCATCCGTATAGTAGAACCGTTTGAAAGTTCTATTACTTTATCTTTAGCGTTATCCTTAGTGACCTCTAGATCAAAGTGTTTAATTAAACCCCTCTGCAGATCAAAAGATATTTGAGATAAGGAATAGTTCGGAGACATAATAAGAATGTTAGAGCCAGGTACTAAAGATACTAGCTGTCCTATAATATTAGCAATGTACGTTTTACCCTGTCGTCTGGATAATGCTGCACAAACAAAACGATATTTAGGATTATTGATAGCGTTTAAAATGGCTACTTGAGAAGGTAGAGGCTCTATACCGAGTAATTCCATGTAAGGATTTACCTGTAATTTTAGATACCTCTCTTCTGCTACATAATCAAATAAATAGTTTGATATTATATCTTTTCGGCTAATTTCAACTGCCATTTTAATTTTGTCCTATTATTTTCAAAACTTACTTTTTACTTCCTACTGCGTCTGCCGCGAAAAATGCCGACACTAATACTGCTATTGAGGCAAAATAAGTAGGTGCAATATCTGCAATTAAGTTTGCCGCTGATTCTAGTCCAAAAAGAGAAGTTAGAAAAATACCAAAAGGGTACAGCAAAAGACCAACTAAAGAAAACCATGCCATCTTACGAATAGCATCTCGTTGAGCGTCTTTATCTTCTAATTCTTTACGTTTAAATTCTAAGTACATTTCTTTTTCAGAGTCGGATACTTCTCCGTCTCCATTTGTATCTGCGGGATGATACCCTGTTTTTTCGTCTACCATTTTACCTTGCCTCCTTCGCCTGTAGCAATTTATCTGCTGCTAAGTAGAAATTAAAAAATCAACATAAGTAAGCCTAGTATTAAGCCAAAACCTATAATAGCTGCTGTAAAAGCCACTCCGAGCAGCTTAGCAAACTCAATGTTCTTACGTCTACGAATCTTAGATATTCTAAGCTGTTTTTCATGCTCAAGCCTAGATTCTTCAACACGGGCCATAATTTCATTATAGTCTTTGGTCAACCCTTGCATCATCATTGAGTCTTTTAACTGCTGATTAAACATTGATAGCTGTCGCTTTGCAAGCTGTATCTGCATACTGTCTTTAACAGAGAGACGACCTACATACTTACTTTCGACATCCTGTACGGCCTCATTAGCTGTAGCATATCGTCCCATAAGAGTTGCTAAATCAGTTGCGTGACTCTTTGACTCTTTTATAGTTGAAATTGCATCATTTAATCCTTTAATTACGGATATTACTGTTGCGACTTCGGCAATCATCGGATTACCACTTCACTTTGTCCGCCCAGTATGCGGCACTCATTTTTCCTTTAGCGATGTTTTTGGCGTGTCGTGCTTTGAAAGACGCCCTCTTTTTTCGCATTGCTGTAGACTCTCCAGCCTTCGGCTTCCCTGCCGTTTTAGCTCCCTGCTGGCCGAAACGAATTGTCTTTATCTTACTGCCAACCTTAGCTACTACGATGTGTGACTTCTTTGCATGACCAGGAGTACGCTTTGGTTTATTAAACCCCGCAACGCCTGCTCGCTTTAATCGAGAGTCTTTTTTCTTTGCTTTTCTTTTTACTGCCATAGTTTACCTCTTTCTCCGCTTCATAGTAGCTTTGCGCTTCTTTTTTACGAAGGTCTTAACCATAGTAGGTTTGCCACCGGGATTGCCTGCTTTTCTTTTTCTACTTATTGCAGACTTTTTCTGAGCTGCAGTCATACGAGCTGCTTTTGCTTTTGGAACACATTTGGGGTATTTGCCTTTCTTTGCTTTCTTTCTCCCGCACTTGGCGTAACCACCTCCTTTCTTAGGACGAGAGATATCTACCCATTTTTCTTTAAACCACTTAGTAAGTCCTCCTTTCGGTTTTGCCATTTTAGTCTCCCGGACTAACGTTTAGACGGTCACTTCTTTTTCTTTTTTCCGTTTTTACGTTTCTTGGCTGGACGCCCTCTTTTCTTTCCGTAGGTACCTTTTCCTGCTGGCATTACTTGCTCCCCATGCGGTATTTACCGCCCTTGGCTTTGTAAGTTTTTACAAGCCATCCATTTGCATAAGCTGAAGGATATACTGCAAACTTCCGCTTTGCTTGAGCTTTTACTTTTGCATAAAGTTTTTTATTCGTCGGAACTGGCTTCTTCGTCGACTTTCTCTTCCTCTTCACCGCCATGCTTCGCTTCTCCATACCAGTTAGCTCTGCTATCTTCTTGGAGCTTATTCAGCTTCTCAGTTCCGTTTTCGTAAGCCTCTGCCTCTTCTTTAGTTGCGAAGGCTTTTTTACCTATTCCTGGTAGGTATCCTACCCAATTCCCTTTTGATTGAAACATATTGTAACTCCTTAAATTAAGTTCTAGGGGCTACAAGCCCTTTATTTATATTTTTAACTCAACGTTTATTATAAAGAACATTATTTTAAATGTCAAGAAATTTTTTTGGTTAGGTTAGTCTGACAATGGATTGTCTAGGGCTCTTTGCAGCTTTTTCTCAAGTCTTTCTTCTAATTCTTTTATCTCTCTGCTAGTGTCGGAACTAAGTGCATCTCTCTTATTTTCGAAGCGTTCGCTTGCGCTATCTATCATCCCTCTTACTTTTTCCTCAGACGCTCGTACTTTATCTTCGGCTCTGTCCGCTTGTTTTTCGATACGAAGTATATCATCACGTAGTCCTGATTTGATATCTCGAGTATATTCAATAGCTTCATCTAGTTTTGTTTCCATTACATCGTTTCGTGCTGCAATAGCGTCTACATCTATGTTTTGTACTACTTCTCTCATATCTGTATAGTCTTTATAGAATTCGAAAGCTGCCCATGATGCGCCACCAAGAGTAGAAAGCGCGGTAAACACTACGGCTGCTTTGCCGCCTTTAAAGGTCATACCTGCGATCTCAAACTCTGCCATTATTCGTCCTTTGAATCAGTAAATTGCAGATTTTTTAAGTTTGCAATTTCCTCTTTTAATTTAGTTACCTCCATCCTTTTCTTTTCTAGTTCTAGTTGATAGAGTGTATTACAATTAATTCTTTCTTGAGGGGCTCCTATAGGTATATTAATACGAGCATAAACTCCTATATCATTACTTCTTATCGGATTAGCTTTATTTTCAACAACATAAGGGCTATCATATCCGTTATCAATAAAGCCTACTACACCTACTTCCACGTTTGTGGAAGACCCTATTGCATTTTGACAATCTAAAGTACCTGAACGTATTCGATCAGATGCATAAGTTTGAGGAGAGCTAGGTAGATTCAAGTTAAGAGAACTTGAATCTCCTTGCACCCAAAAACTTACAAACAGCAATATTATAAGTATAAAAACCTTCACTAAGCCTCACTTTAGTTTTGAACATATTCTGGAAGCTACTATAGACGGATCCTTTACGTTTTTTAGTATCTTGGATTTAGAACAAATATACAGAGCTGAGCTTACATCCATTTCTCTTATATAAATATTCACGTATTTTCTTTCTTGGTAGCTTAGGGGAACTACTTTATTTTCACTAGCAAAACGTACTGGGTTCCAGTTTTTATCAAACACATCTAACCCGTAGTATTCGATATCGTTTCTATTATTAAAAAGTACCATTTCTGTTTTATAAACTCCTTCTATATGGGACAGAGATAACTGTGGATAAGTTGGAGTAAATTGGTGAGCACTTACTTGAACACTAACCATTAAAAAACAAAACAAAAACAGCTTTTTCATTATTGGGCAATACACTCTGCAGTAATTAAAGCAGTGTAGTCACCTGCAGGAAATGCTTTTCCATATCCGTATTCTGCCACAGAGGACACATCAAACCATACAGTTCCTGCAATAGTTAGATCGAATTCTGTAGTGTGTCCATTATTATACACTACTTTATTTGTTTCAAATGCTGACATGTTTGCATCCGATTGATCTCCGACACTAGTAGAGCTAGTCCATTCGACTACATCATCTAAAGACGGTGAAGAGGAAAAACTATTTGGAGTAGTTACTACGGCTTTATAAGCGTCCGCAGTAATAATATCATAACGAATGATTGGAACAACGCCACCATCTGATGCGGTAGTACTTAGCTTATCAGCTGTAGGGTTTCCGTAGACTCCGTCAGTGTCTGTAATAATTACACACTTAGATTCTACAACTCCGTTAATGGGTATGTTTGCTACTGCGGTGTTTGCACAGGCAACTGCAGGGATTAAAAATAAGAGTTTTTTCATAAAACTAGGTTCCTAGTGCAAAAGAGCACTTCTTGATAGCTATCTATCGTATTGAGTATTTATCATGTCTTCATGTTTTTGTTGTTGGGCGAACTCAAGTCTTTTACTTTTTATATTTTTAGGCAAAAAGGTATCTAGTAGCATAGGCACATCCCGATACGTACCCCCGTTTAAGGAGTTGGTATAGGACGAAGGTATATAGTTCATAGCAAACAATGCTGCTTCTTGTGCCGCAGCTTGAGTATCCATTGCAGAGGCATTAACTCCTCCCAGCATTTTTTCTAAATTTATTGTTGCTTTTTTAATGCGCATCTTGCGCTCGTATTCTTCTTCCTCTTCTAGCTTTGCTTTCTTCTCCATTTCTGCTAGAATGAGTTCATCCTGCAAAGGGTCGTTGAATTCTACCTGTGGAAGCATATTGGGGTCAAAAGGCATTACGTAATTGGGGCAGCTCGGATCAGCTTGAGGGTCAAAACAGGGATCGTACTTATAAGTGTATACTACAGAAGGATTAATGACACTTCCTGTACCTTCTACCTCTATAGAGCCATCTCCCCAAAGTTCTAGCGGGATCTCTCCTACAGGTATAATTTTATATATTTTGTTTCCTTTTAGACCTGACCAATCGTCAGTCTCTCTAAAAGTGTAACCAGAACCTAGAGGGTTTTTATTTTGCACATGTACAATCATATCGTCTTCTAAGACTTTTACTGCTTCGTAGCGGTATATAACATTCCCCACGGTGAGACCCGCCTGTTGTGGGAGAATATTTTGCATCACCCAATTATAGGCCTCCGTTCTACCTTGTCCGTAAATAATTTCAGAGCAAGAGTAGGATGAGTAAAAGACTAGCAATACCGCCAAGAGCCCAGCCTGTTTTTTTCGTAGTCTCATTCATTTTTCCTTTGTCTTTATCATCTATGGGTTGAACCTCTGTATGGGTTTCCCAGCCTGCTTTTGCAGCGGGCCCTATTAATCCATCGTAGGGGCATGGTGTACCTGCCATCATCATGGCATCAAATACACGCTTGTCTTGACACATTACTGAAACTGCTGCTACCTTCATTCCCATATCATAAAGAGTTTTAGCATTCTTCAGCTTCTCACAGTTCATGTCTCTCATAGTAGTACCCATTGAGATACCAAGTATTTGTGTTTGTACCGCTCCGGCTACTCCTACTGTACAGAGATCCGAGTTAGAAATATTCATTGTTGGAGTAATTGCTGAAGGAGGCGGAGACTTTAACGTTGTAGTAGTTGTACTGTTAATGTCACTCGTTGTTGTTGAGTCTGTTACTATTACATCCTCTTCAGCTAATGCTGCCGACGAGCATAGCAGCAATATTAATAGTCTTTTCATTATTTTACCTAAATTGGTTACATTGCCATTACAAGAGTAACTACCAGCCCTGCTAAAAAGCAGATAATTGCTCCTCCCATTGTGAGTTGTCTAGACTCCATTGCATCTAATTTTCTGTCTATATCATCTAATCTATTGAAAGTTGTTACCCACCTTTCTTCGTAAGCACGAAGCTCGGCCTTTAAATTATTTATATCATCATCAGACATCATTTTATCAACTTTTCCATGAGCTTACCGTAGTTACCCTGGCCGAAGGGTAACCCCTCATTAATTTGTACATTTGTTTGATTTTTTACATTCGTACCTTGAGCTTTCTCAAGTTCTGTCTGAGCTTTTATTTCGTCCATTCTCATTTTATGGGCCATTTGCAATAAGTCGGCAAGATCTTTACTAGAATAAACACCAGTTTCTTTTGCTTCTTCTAGTTTGTTTTCAATCATTTCGTCCAGTACATTAGCAATATTATTCTTATTGCGGTAACCCATGTCTAAATAAACAGTATCAATGTATTTCTTGACCTCTCGTTTATTTAGGATTTCGACTACTTTGTTTTCTCGAACGCCTAGTTGCTCGACGACTCCGTGAATATTCCCGAACTGCAAATAAGAATTTGCTACTTCGAGTCCTTCCGGAGAGATTGTGGTTATTTCTTTACCCATATTCGCTATTATACTTGGGGAAGGTTATAATGTCAAGAACTTTTTTTGAGTACGTATACGAAAAAAGCCAGTGAGCGTGAGCTACCGGCTTCTTAATTGCGAGTATAGGACAAAGTTACATAAGTATTGGGGCTAAAGGAATTGCTAATAGCGCGATCATTACAAATGGGAACCATATGTCCAAATGAGACATTATTTTTTTCATCATACGAATAACGGACCTCCTGTGTGTCCAAGTTCTTGAAATCTTCTTTGATTTCGGACATAGTATATGATATTTTAAGGAAATTGTCAAGAATTTTTTTTGAGTTGGGGTATAAGGAAAATGGTTTCAGCAAGTCTTAAAGCACCTTTAACATATTTTGAAAATACATAAAGTAGTACGTGTGGGGGAGCGCGGGCGGCCGCGATGAGAATGAGTCTCATTACCGCCCCCTAATGCGAATGATTCGCATTCGCATTCATGCTAACAAAAAAATAAAGGGGCGACCCAGGCGGTGCCTGACAGGTAAAAAAAGGGGCGACCCAGGCGGTGCCTGACAGGTAAAAAAAGGGGCGACCCAGGCGGTGCCAGGCTATGCCGAAAAGTTATAAGAACCTAGATCCTTATGCGAAATCGGTATTGGACAGAATTGCATATTGTGGTAAAATCCTACCCATACCAACAAGGGGTTAACTATGTTTGTTCAAGGTGAGATGGTTTTATTTTCTGATAGATATATGTCTGGCGAGGGTGTCGTTCGATATCACTCTGCTAGGACGGATAAGGTAATGATCGACACTCGCGAGGGTGAGACGATTTACATCTCTGCACACTATGTAGATTCAGGAGAATAGCATCATGCGAATTTTTTTATCGTTAGGAATAGGTTTTTTATTAATTGCTTCAATTATAGGCGGCCTAGGCTTTGCATTTATTGGTGATTTATTTGGCACGATTATTTGCTTTTTGCTAACAATCGTGCTCGGATTGACGCACGATGAACTAGGGCGCTTATAACCAAATGCTATTAGCTTATTCCAAATCGGTATTGGACAAAATTAGAAACTGTGGTATAATCCACCCCATGCAATCAAGCATTACACTAAAAGGAACGGACAATATGTCAAATTATACAGATGAAATGGTCGCGGTAATGACTGCGGCGCAGCCTCTTAACCTTGAGAAAGCTAAGGAATTGGCGGCGGGTTGGGAAGGTATTAACCACCAATCGGTTATAAGCAAGGCGCGTAGTCTAGGGCTTGAATATGTAAGCAAGCCTAAGCGAGCCGCCTCTAAAAAAGTTATGGGGCCAACTAAGGCAGACATCCTGTTTAGCATACGGGATCAACTAGGCTTACCAGATCGAGAGGGTGATCTAACGAAAGCTGAATTGTCTTCTATTCTGGAGTCCTTCGCGTGATCGAGGTAATCGGGTGGATTGGGGCGGCTGTTATGGTCGCCGCCTCTTTCAACATGGCGCGACCATTAGGCTTGAAAATGGCTATCGTTGGCTTATCACTGCTAACTATACAGGCATATTCATCAGACACATATAACTTGATCGTGTTGAATCTTTCCAGTATAATAGGCTTCACATTATCACTAATTAGGTCTTCAAAATGAATTTTATATTTGATCTCGATCACACGGTCATTGACTCAAGCCACAGGCAACTAACGCGACCTGACGGGTCACTGGATCTCGATGCATGGCGTGATAACTGCACTGCTGAAATGATCAACCGTGACAAACTGTTACCACTCGCTAACGTAATGCGCTCGGTATTCTCTAAAGGTCACACTGTGATTATATGCACAGCTCGCGTTATGTCACCGGATGATATCGCTTTTTTAAAGGCTAATAACCTGCGATATAATGCGCTACTGTCACGCGCTGACGGGGACGATACGCCAGACGCACAACTAAAAAAGGCGCTATTATTCTGGCACTTTAAGCATATACCCGCAGCACGTTGGACTAGGCACACAATTTTTTTCGATGATAATCAAAATGTGCTTGACATGGCCGACGAACTCGGTATAATTACCCGAAACGCTATACAACTTAATCAAAAACTAAAGGCATAAGATATGTTCCAGAAAAAGAAATTCTTGACTCTCGACACTGAAACCGTAGGATTAGAAGGCCACGTTTACGATGTAGGCTACACGGTGCATGACAAGCAAGGCAACATCGAGCTTGAGCGAAACTGGCTTGTCGAGGAAAATTTTACCGACCCCAAAAAAATGATGGGCGCATTCTATGCCGGTAAACATTTTACCCACTACGCTCGTATGCTTCAGGATGGTGAGATCACTCTAAAACCTTGGATTGAGATCATCGAGCAAATGAATCAGGATATCGCTGATTATGGTGTAGGCGTTATCGCGGCTTATAATGCCGGTTTCGATTTTCGCGTTATGGCTCAAACTCATAATTCGTTAGGCTATGAGGGCAAGGTTTTAGAATCTGCAATCGAAATTTTGGATATTTGGCAATTCGCTTGTGAAACCAAACTGAGCCAACGGGCTTACGCTAACATAGCGCGGGAGATGGGGTGGGTATCACCTGCCGGAAATATCAAGACTGGCGCAGAATTCGCGCATCGCTACTGTTCTGGTGATTATTCTTTTATTGAAGATCACACTGCACTATCTGATGCTAGAATCGAGACGTTTATTATGGCAGAATGCTTTAAACTAAAAAAGCGTGTGCCCTACGGCAAGATCAACGGCGCACCTTGGCGGCTTGTCAATAAAAATGCGGGCGAAGATGCTAACGTACACGGGAGCAAGGTAGCATGACTCTAATACCAAAAAACGAGGCGGAACTAATCCGCCTCAAAATGCAAATGGAAATTATCCGCACTGTTTGCCCGCTGTTAATGATTATCATACAACTTTTCATTATCATCGAACTTTACTAACCGATCAACTAAGGGGCTTAAAATGTCAAATGATCAAATCGAAGTTACAATAGGAGACGCCTGCGAGGCGTTAATGCAGGAATGCGAAACTCTTTTTGGTGATGATGCTCACCAACTATATGGTGTGGCGCACTACTGGATGGAAGAACAACTAGAAAATGGTTGGGTAGATACTTGGGTTGAAACCCGTCAATGGATCAACTACAAACAGGTTCATTAAGGGGCGCTTATGAGAATTTTAGCTGCGATGTATCTAGGCTATTCTGTTATAACCGATTTGCTCATATGGGGCACTGCAATTTTTTACTTTATACAACAATTTATTTAAGGGGCACAAAAAATGGAAATGATTAGAGAGATAGATAGGGAATTTACAGAAACTAAAACCAGAATGGTAGAAGAAGAATATCAAGAAACTTCTGTAGAAACTGTTATTGTTCTGGAGGTTAAACTCAGGACGCTGCGCGATTTTATTATGGAAAGTGATGCCCACGTGGAAGTAGGTGGCCGTTTTTGGTACGAGCCCAGACTAAAAGAATTATTCGGGGACGTCTGGGATATCTAAACTGAGGGGGGCGCCCCTCACCAGGGTCGTTAGGTTTCACGTGAAACACTCCCGCTGCCAAAAAATTCCTGATCTATTGAATTTTTTGGCGCGGGGGCGCCAGTGCGAGAGTGAAGTTCCGAAGCTATGGTGTACCCCGCGCCATTTTACGCCTATTTCTGCCTATTGTCAAGTCTTTTTTGCGGGTGTGGGGCAAGTAATCCACAATTTGACAGGTCTTTTGGCGCGGTCGCGCCGATTATACAGTAGTAGAGCAACGGTGTCAAGTACTTTTTACGGGAAAGGGGCAAATAAACCAAAAGCCAAGTCTCCTCCGGCGCCGATTATACAGTAGTAGAACAACGATGTCAAGTACTATTTACACCATTGGGCAAATTAGTTTAACCCCGAGCAAGTCTCTCCCTGCGCCGACGCGAGTCGGAATCCTATGTGGTATATTATACATGAAAGCGTGCGCGGGGTCAAGCATTATTTGGCGTGTCTGGCAAATTAAAGATAATTATGGGAGACCCCGCAACGGGGTTGCAAATGTACGAAAATTGTGGTAAATTAACGAAAATAATATTTGACATGACAACCCCGCGTCCGGCCCCCCGGAATTCGATTGTGTTGGCCTTATGAGTAGAAATCTCTTGACATATTTTGCTGGATACAGTATAATAGATGCATAATTTAAGGAGAGTACCAAAATGTTCAAGCGTGATCTAACTAAGCAGTATGTAAATGTATATGAGACCTACCAATGCTATGGTGGCCCAGAAGAGGGTGGCTGGTGGTTTATGGCAGGTGAATTAGTAGAATGCCTAGGCCCAATGCCTAAGGTAGAGGCTGAGGCTATTGCTAAAGCTATCAGGTTTGGTACTGATTACAAAGTAAAATCAAGGTATCTGATGGGCAACAGCCCTACTGATGGAAAGGATCCTAATGGTATTCCCGACGACGATTACATCGAAATCGGTGGTGCATGGGGCCAGACTGAGGTTATCTCTCTTGTTAACGACGAACCTGGGGAAGAATTCTTTCCCGCTGAACGACCGAGGTATGAATAATGATTGTAACATTTAATATAGCAGATGGGGGATTCGAGTACTTTACCGAACGACAGTGGCAGACACGCTTAGACCAATGGTGTGAACAGTTGCTAAACGACGGATATGAATTTGCTCTGGACATGGAAGCAGAAGAGATAGTTGAGTGCATGTATGGTGAGGAAATGTTTTTTGATATAGTTCCAAACTTTGACAAATAATTATTGACATTCAAACTGAAAGAGATTATAATACATAGTATGAAAATAAAGAAACAAGTAAAAATTATACAAGACGTTATCGAAATGGTATCTGGATACTTCAATCTTGATATTGAGGTGAAGATTTCAACAGGTAAAATGCCGTATGAAAACGATGCTGAGACAGACATAGAGTGTGAGGGTTTTTACTCTATGATATTTAACAGTCATTTTCTTCGAAATGCGTCTGATTCTGATATAGTTAGAATAGCAGCTCATGAAATGGTTCATATAAAACAGTATGAATTAGACGGACTGGATCTAACAGACGAGGGTCTTTTTTTCAAAGGCGTGGAATGGTCAGGAGACTATTGGTTTTCTCCTTGGGAGATAGAAGCTCGAGGCTATGAATTAGCCTTTCTATCTCATTACCTAGAAAGCGAAGAAAATAAAGAGGTAGGTTAAAATACTTCTTGACATTTAAAGGTTAAAGTAATATAATAGTACGCATGAATTGGATAACAAACATATTTTTCGGGAGAAAAAATAAGATGAATAACGACAAAAACGTAGAACGTAACTACACAGACGAGATGGTTGCACGAATGGAAGAAGTTTATAGTGCTAATCCTACTCGAGAAACAGCGGAAACATTAGCAGCAGAATTAGAAAAGCCAGTTCGCAGTGTTATTGCTAAACTCTCTAACATGGGCATCTACAAAGCTCAGGCTAGACTAACTAAAAGTGGTGCTCCTGTTGTTCGTAAAGAAGACATAGTGGCAGAGCTTCAAGCATTAGTAGGTGTTCAAGTGCCTACTCTAGCAAAAGCTACAAAAGTTGATCTACAGAAATTGGTAGAAGCAGTACGAAACACACAAACAGTATAAAATAGGAGCTAGGAAATGCCAGCAAAGTTTAAAGAGTCAGCAAAAATTATGGTAGACCGCAAGGCTAAGAAAATGAAGACAGTACATTATTACTTAAAATGTACTTCTACCAAAGACTTAGTAGCAGCACTAGAAAACAGTAATACTAGACCTAAGCACAAACAAAAGTTTAGAAACGAACTTACTCGTAGAGGTATTACTCAGTGAAAAACAGCAATTACTACATAGTTGAAGTTCTAGAAGTAGTAGCTTTGTTGGCTTTTCCAGTGATTGTTTTAATTCTGGCTTCTTCTTCTTAAAAAGTTCTTGACAAAAGTACTAAAACAAAGTATAATATTGTCATAGAAATTTGAAGAAGCTAAGAATAACTGTAATGGACGAGGGTGCGAATCCCTCCAGCTCCACCATAAGTATATTTGCGAAGTATGTTTATGATGGGGCTGAACTAGGAATCGACATACAGCGAAGGTAAGTGGAGAATCTCTATACTTAACTTAAACGCAAACGATGACGTTTATTCTCTAGCCGCATAGGCTAGATGGGGTCTGGCTCACCTTATTACCCAACGAGCCTGCTTAAATAAGCACATTAAGATTAAAAGCCTTATGACCAGGGTGGTACTTGTTATGAGTACGCGTTGGGGACGGGAGTTTATAATAGGGACATTACGATCAGCTTGGTACTTTCTGCAGAGAGAACGCCTCCACTGACGTCTTTATTAACAGGGACTCGATAGACCTAGGTAGCTGTCTAGGGTATAGTGAGATAAAGCTAGTAAAACTGGTGCCCGACCTAGCTCTTAGTGTGCTTTTTTAAGTAAATTTAGGAAGAGTACGCTAAATGTGTACGTAGGACCCGATATTCTGTAAGGGTCAGTTGGTTAAAATCCAACCTCTTCCACCAAATTAGACCAGTGTTCTAATCGGTAAGATGCAGGCCTCCAAATCCTTGCGATTGGGGTTCGAATCCCTACTGGTCTGCCAACCTTTCGAAAAATAGTTCTTGACGAAATGGTTAAATGTTAGTATAATAATGTTTCAAAAGTGAGGAAAGCATCAGGTATCTTTGATACAGTTGTCTTTCTAGTAAGTCCAGTAACGATGCTTGAGAGATAAGCCGAATCCGTAGGTGTAGTTTTGATCTCGCGGACGTACTGGCACAGCCTACCTCGCAGGGCTGTCTAAAGCGTATGGTGCAGGGGCTTTTGTAACTTTGAGCCGGTCAAAGGGAGGTTTGTGTTTGTAGATTCTGTTATAACCTAATACAAGTAAAAATCAAGAATCGAGGTGCTACCACATAGGTAGTGATTGCAGAGCGTAGGCGGTCTCTCTTTCATCCATAGAATACCTCCCAAGTGGAGGTATTTTTTTATCTGAAGTTTTGTAAGTTCTTGCAAAAATTCCGGATAAATTTCCTGACCTCACTTAAAATATTTCTTGACATTTTTCCTTAACTCTATTATAATAATGGTCATAAGGAGGAAATACACATGGCAAAAATATATCAATTCCCTAACATGCAGGACAAATCGCATCTCGAAGTAAAAATGGCAGATATGCAAGATGGAATGAGAAGCATGTACGATGCAATTCGTAAAGTAGAGATAGGACTAGACCTATTGCATAAGCAGTGTGAAGATTCTGAAGATGTATACCAAGAGCTAGTACAGAAATATGCAGAAATCATTGGGGCTGAGAATGTAGCAGTTGAATGGTTGGAGTTTTGCAACTATGTAGGGATGGAGACCGATCCAGCTACAGGTAAAATCACAGTATACTTTAAACCACCCGAGGAAGAAGAATGAACTATAACGATGAACAGACAGAGTACATGGTCAAAGAGTATATAAACGACCCTAGTAGGGCTACAGTTTATAGGCTGGCTGATGCTTTGGAGAAATCTCCTAAGTCCGTAATTGGTAAACTTAGTAGAGAAGGAGTGTATCGCCGCTCCGTCTACAAGACGAAAACAGGCGAAAGTCCTATAACTAAGGAACAACTCGTGAGAGAAATAGAGGATGTTCTTGGTATGAATCACGAAAGTTTAACGGGGTTGGAAAAGTCTCCTAAAAATATTCTTAAACAACTACGAGACTCTATATCTTAAACAGGGGTCTCAACGGGGTTTTAACAAATTACTATGCCTAAGGATCAACTATGGAAAATTGTAAGAAAGGTGTAACGGAAGAAAGAGGCTTAAAAAGTCCATCGCGAATTGGGCATAATTTTAAGGGATTTATAGTTAAGGCAGGATGGGATGTGAGTCGTAACGAAGTTATTAGATTATCGGGGTCATTGACACTTGATAGAATCGTTACAAAGTACATAGTTGAAACGAGGTTTTTGTTGTTACTCAACATCACTTGGAATAATATAATAGGTTCGGAGATGGAATCTCCTTTAATTCCGATTCCACTCCAAGCGTATTAATATTCCAAACTGTTATCGTAACAATGAGTTGGTAAGAATTATATAGTGATCTTATTACTCATCAATTTAGTATTTATTTTATCACAGTTTTTGGCATAAATATAGTACTTTTTTTGCCCATGTGGACATAAACAAATTGTGAGTAAGTTGGAGATTACATAAAAAAGTTTTAATTTTAAATAGGAGAGACGTTAGTGAACATAAAAGTAACAGATATAGTAGAAATGGCAGACGGCTCCACACTTTTAGAGCTGGATGTAGAGGCGGGCGTACTAGACCTCTTAGTACAGATAGGAATTGAGAAAATACTAGGGGATTACATAGTACAAAAACAATTGGCAGAAGACGCTAAGAGAGTTCAGGAAGGCTTAACAGCCACAAAAGGAGTATGGGACTAATGGATATATTATGGAATATAATTGATTTTATAGCAACAGTCATTTTTATCGTCCTTTTCGTAGGAATATCTTGGGGTGTAGTACAAAATAAACGGGAAGCTAGGAAGGTCAAGCGTAGTTATAAATCTACGACTGAATCAAGGTTAGACGTATGACTTGGTCAGCTTGGGTATGGACTGTAGCAGAGGTAGCACTTTCTTCTTTAGTTGTTGTTATAACCTTTTTAGCTCTATCACTTTATTGCTATATGGTTGTACACATTAGTGAAGAAAAGCGTAGAGGTAAGAAAATACCTTTACCGTGGGAGACAAAAGAATGACACCGCAAGAAATAGACGAACATAAACGTGTCTGGCGAATGGGTACACCTTTTGTATCCTCAACACATAGTGATCTAAGAAACGATTGTATTGAATGGTGCAAAGAGAACTGTGAACAACAACAGTGGGATATGAAAATCTTTACGGACATCTATGGTGATACTGTAAGGTTTGAACTAGAAAGTCACTTCGTTGAGTTTAACAAGTGGTATAAGCATCTTTTGTTTGCTTGGTGTGTAGTATGATTGAAGGTATTTCACAAGTTGTACGAGTCCCTCACAACCCTCCTCCCGTAGATTACGAGAAAGAGCAGGGGTATGTAAAAACCACGGTTAAAGTAAAGGATGAAGTACAGGAAGTCGCCACTTATATCTATGATAAATACGGCAGACTAGTAACCACAACTATAAAGAGTCATGACATAGGAGTAGTGTAATGAGTATGGTATTAAAGTGTACTTACATAGACGGAGAATGGTGTACTGAGTACATGGGATCGTGGCACAAAGAAGCTACTGCCCAAAGATTCTGCGATATTGCAAATGAAAAACTTGACCCTTATAAAGAACAATACTATATAAAAACAGGAGTAGTATAATGACATGGGAAGAATCTTTATTAAAACAAATAGATGAGATGCAGGCAGAGATTGAGCGTCTCAAAGCTGAGAATGTAGAACTGCGCTCTCTAATAGAAGAAAGGAAAAAAGAGTTTCAACCACTTACGTGGGAGCAACGAGGAGTACCAGTACTATGAATAAGGCAACAATTTATGGTAAAAATAGTTGTGTTTGGTGCGATATGGCCGAAGCACTGTGTAAAGAAAAAGGCGTAGAGTATATAGTACTAAAACTAGGAGTAGATTATGAGGTTGAAGATTTTACTTCTCACTTTCCCTATGCTAAAACTGTGCCTCAAATTTACTTTAATGGAGACCACATAGGTGGTTACGAAAATCTAACTAAAATATTTACAGAGGGGTAGTATGAGCTTATCAAAGCAACAGAAAGACGCAGACGAGTTTGGAAAGTACTTAGGCTTTAGTGAGTTTGGAGCTGTAGTGCGTATGGCAGGGAAGTATTTTGTTTCAACTTGTGATGGAGTTGGTACAAAAGTAATGCTTGCAGAAGATTTGAAAGCCTATGATACTATAGGTATTGATCTTGTTGCAATGTGTGAGAACGATTTACTGTGCATGGGAGCAACCACTGAAACCTTTATGGACTACTATGCTTGCGATGACTTTGACCTCGAGAAGAGTAAACAGATTATCGGAGGCATTGAAGATGGACTAGAAGAGATTAGTTACAAGGCTCGCCTAGTTGGCGGTGAAACTGCCCAGATGCACGGAATGTTTAAAGAGTACAAAGATTTTGATATAGCTGGCTGGGCTATTGGGGAACGTAAGTTTCCTTTTAACCGTGAAGCGGCTATGAACGGCACTTTTCTAGTGGGATTACCCTCTAGCGGAGTACACTCAAACGGACTTACCACTTTGAGCGAGAGGTTAAACCCTCTTACTTTTAAAAGCTATTCCCGTGAGTTTATTACTCCTACTCGAATATATACGAAAGACATACTTGCAATAAAAGATATTATCCACGGCTGTGCACATATTACAGGCGGAGGTCTAACTCGCAATATCTCTCGTATACTTCGTAGTAGACAGTCGTTTAGACTAACTTGTGAACTGGATCCTTGGTGGGCATACCTTGCGAAACAATTAAAGATGAGCGAAGTAGAAATGCGTTCTATGTTTAATTGTGGTTGGGGTATGGTTGTAACGACCGAGCGTCCTCAAGATGTAATAGATCGAGTGGGAGGTAAAGCCGAAATCATCGGAGAAGTAATATGATGACCTGGTACGTATGCTCTACTAGGGTAGAGGATGAAGAGTATGAATATGTTATTTATTCTGAGAATAAAGAGACTGCGAAGACTGATTTTCGTGAACGACATA